TGGATTTATACAATGAACTTATACGTGAGGGTATTGCGAAGGAATGTGCGAGATTTGTTCTCCCATTAGCATCACCAACCAGATTGTATATGACTGGTAGTGTACGTTCATGGGTACATTATATTGATCTACGTTCAGGTCATGGTACTCAGAAAGAACACATGGACATTGCTAATGCATGTAAGGAGATACTTATTCAAGAGTTTCCAGTATGTGCTAAAGCATTGGAGTGGGTATGACATTAATATTCTGGTTCGGGTTCCTAGTAATGGCCTTCAATGAGGGGTTCGTTATTCTGAGACATCAATCTAAATTCTTTGCTCAGTTAAGGGATGAAATCATTAAGGACTTTGGTGATGGGTGGAAGAAATTCCACTCAACATTAGATTGGGTATGGGTTGCTGGAGTTATTCTAGGACTCATACTAGCAGGTGATCAAAGATGGACAGACATCACAGCTCTTGTCACATTCTGGGGTTGTGTGCTAGTATTCGTTTACATACCTAAGTGGGTAGGATAAATGATATTCTGGGGTGGTAATCATAAAGTAGATCTAAATATTATTTCTACTATAGTAGATGGATTGAAGAAGATCAAATCATCATACCGTGGTGGTTTTTATTCTTCATACCATGTAGATCCACCTCTTCGACCTGATAGAATACTCAATGACGGATACATTAATATCTTAGAGAAAGCAACCAAGGATCTTGGTTTATATTATAGATGTGATTACTACTGTGACTATTGGACACAGGTTTACCCTGCTACTCCTGCACCACTTGGTACTCACTTCACACATGATCACTTCTCTGGAGTAGAATTATTTTCATGGGTTCATTTCCTGAGACCTACTTCAAAAAAATGTTTCCGTTTCTTAGACTCTCATGGTGCATCAATCTATCCAGAGCAAAAGGAAGGAGACTTTATTATCTTTCCGTCTTGGGCTCTACATAGAGTAGATGCTAACGAGGAGGATGAGGACAGGGTTGTTGTTGCTGGTAATGCACTAGCAAAATCAATACAATGTCCTCTACCAGGAAATGAAGAGACTAAGATCTCTACCTGTCATGATTTCAATGATAGATTTAGATTATGGGAGAGCAATACTTTTCCACGATCTTTTGCAAACGATATACCTAAAGAATGGTTGTAACTATGCCAACATACCCTGTAAAAAATAAAATAACTGGTGAAGAAAAAGAAATGGTCATGAGTATGAAAGCTTATGATGAATGGAAAGAAGCTAATCCTGACTGGGATAAGGACTGGTCTAAAGGAGTTGCTGGTGTAGGTGAGGTAGGTGATTGGCAATCAAAGATGAGTAAGACTCATCCAGGTTGGACAGATATTATGAAGAATAAAATACTACCTAAAGCACCAACCAATAAATCAATTGCGGAGAAGTGGGGTTAAGTAATGCCAGCAAAGAAAAAAGTAACCAAAGCACCAGGAGCAGGTATGACTGCCAAGCAAAAGAAAAGACGTAAGCCAATTAATGCAGAGCTTATGTTTCCTATCGAACCACTCACTGAAAATCAAAAGATATTCTTTGATGAGTGGGACAAAGGCCAGATGATCTATGCCTCTGGTGTAGCAGGAACAGGTAAAACATTCATCGCATTGTACAAGGCATTACAAGATGTACTTGGAGACTCTACACCATACGAGAAGATATATCTTGTGAGATCTCTTGTACCATCCAGAGAGATTGGTTTCTTACCTGGTGATGCAGATGATAAATCATTTTTATATCAAGTACCATACAAGAAGATGGTACAACATATGTTCCAGATGCCAGATGATAATGCATACGAGATGTTGTATGAGAACATGAAGCATCAGGATACTATATCATTCTGGTCAACCTCATTCATAAGAGGTACAACATTTGATAATGCTATCATTATAATTGATGAGTGTCAGAACTTGAATTTTCACGAGTTAGATAGTATAATAACAAGAGTAGGACAAGATAGTAGGATTGTTTTCTGTGGAGATCAAGCCCAAACTGATCTTGTTAAGACCAATGAGCGTACTGGTATCTTAGATTTCCAGAAGATCATTGGTTCTATGAGTGAGTTCTCTCTTATCGAATTTGGTATTGAGGACATCGTTCGTTCTGGTTTAGTCAAATCATATCTTATTAGTAAAATTAATGCTGGTCTATGAACTTTAAACATGTAGATATTATTGAACCTATTGAGATGCCAGCGAAGATAGTAGAAGGTAAACGTGTTTACCTTACACCTGATGGAGATAAGTTTCCATCAGTTACTACTGTCATTAGTAATAATGCCAAGAAGATGGCAGGTATTGCTAAGTGGAGAGAACGTGTTGGTATTGAGGAAGCGAATCGCATCTCCGCAAGATCAACCAAGAGAGGTACAACCTATCACTCCATAGTTGAGGACTACTTTAATAACTGTTTGGATATTAATGAGTACAAGAAGTCTCCGCTTCCTGTGGTCATGTTTCACCAGACAGTACAAACACTTAACAGGATAAATAATATTTACTTGCAGGAAGCCGCTCTTTACTCGAAGCATTTAGAGTTAGCAGGAAGAGTGGATTGTATCGCAGAGTTTGATGGAGAGTTATCTATAATTGATTTCAAGACATCTGCCACACCTAAGCGTGAGGAATATCTCTATGATTACTTCGTGCAAGAAACTGCTTACGCATGTATGCTCCAAGAGTTATATGATGTGAGTGTTAAAAAAATCGTGACCATCGTTGCTTGTGAGAATGGTGAAACTCAGGTGAAAGTACTTCCACCTAAGAAAGAATACTTCATCACATTAATGGGTTACATATCTGAATACCAAGAACGATATGGACAAAAAACAATTACTTGAGGATAAATTTATGACTGCTGCGAAATTTTCGCAGGAGGTGGAGAAAATTGCAATACATAATTCGGATATGAATTATATTGATTCGGTTATCCACTACTGTGAGATGAATGAGATAGAACTAGATAGTGTTACTAAATTGATTAGTAAACCACTAAAAGAAAAGCTGCGTCACGAGGCACAGCAACTTAACTTTATGAAGAAAACCTCTAGAGCAAAGTTGATGCTAGTATGACCAGTAAATTTTTCCAATCAGAATTAATCCGTGGTGACATCCAAGAGATGATAGAACTTCAGCAGTTCTGTTTTAGATCTGCTATGAATTTCGTGCTGCTTGATTATGATAGAAAGAAGGAATATTTTGATGCATTAGTAAGACTGATTGAAAAACAGAAAGTATTCTATGCTCGTATTGAATTGAGTGACGACCCTGAGGCCAAGTCTGTTAAAGAAACAATGAAGCAGGGAATTATTATGTTAGGTGCTACACCTAACACTAGAATGCAGGACATGTTTGATGAACTCTTAGAAAAAGTTGAAGGATTCAAAGAGAGACTAGAAGAAGAAAAGTAAATCAAACCGAAAGATAGTATAAAGAAAACGGTGTTTTGTGTGAATTCTATGTTATATAATATGTGGAGTTCAACACAAGGAGATGAAAGCATCAATGAACGCATTGAAATGGACAGAAGATGGGGAACTATCTGCTGTTGACATGGCAAGAATAATTGAAGCTATGGATAATGAAAAACTGAAGAAGTGTGACACAAATGAGAGGGAGGTAGAATTTTATGAGTGGTGATCCAGGATTAACTGAACCAGTAATTTTTTACACAACTGAAATGACTTTGGCCAAGAGGATTTTATTAAGGCATCATACACATACAGTTCAAACCAGAGAGGAGTTCCGTCTAAGTAGATGGAGAACAAGCAGTCCTCTTCAGGAATAATTAAGATTTAGGGGGTTGACAGCACCCCCTTTTTTATGCTATAAATATAAATGTCGGGGTCGCTCCCTGACACGGGAGTGACTGAACAAACTTGCTGGCATAAGGCTAGTTAAGGTGATGAGACACAGGTGGTGCTGCTTCCCCCAAGGAAGAATCGACTTACCAGTCGGGTCTCAGACAGTGAGGTAAAAATCTACTCATGTAGCAATGCCCCTTACTTGTTGGTATACATAATTCCAACCTCCCACCCCAACCAAATCCAATTAAATCTAAACTAATATGTCATTTGCAAATTTAAAAAAGAAATCCAATTTAGAATTTTTACAAAAAGAATTAGAGAAGTCTGTCAGTGGCAGACAAGTTGATGATCGCTTCTGGAAACCAGAAGTAGATGCATCAGGTAATGGATACGCAGTTATCCGTTTCCTACCAGCACCAGAAGGAGAGACAGTACCTTGGGCGAAAGTTTACAGTCATGCATTCCAAGGACCAGGTGGTTGGTACATTGAAAACAGTCTCACTACGCTAGGAGAAAAGGATCCAGTAGGTGAAGTTAATCGTCGCCTTTGGAACAGTGGTGAAGAGGCAGACAAGGACACTGCACGTAGACAGAAGCGTAAGCTATCTTACTACAGTAACATCTTAGTTGTTAAGGATCCTAAGAATCCTGACAATGAGGGTAAGACATTCTTGTATAAGTATGGTAAGAAGATTCACGACAAGATCCTTGCAGCAATGAATCCTGAGTTTCAGGATGAGACACCAGTAAATGTATTTGATTTCTGGGAAGGTGCTAACTTTAAGTTAAAGATCAAGAAGGTAGCAGGATTCTGGAACTATGATAGTAGTGAGTTTGATTCTGTTAGTGCTCTTAGTTCAGATGATACTGAACTTGAAACAATCTGGAACAAGGAACATTCGTTAGAATCATTCCTTGCTAAGGATCAGTTTAAATCCTATGAGGATTTAGAAAGAAGGTTGAGTTTTGTACTAGGTCAGGCCAAACGTGCAGCAGTTACTACTGTAGACACTGAGGAATATGAACCAGTCAAAGCACCAGAACCTTCATCATTTCGTGCTAAAGTAAGTGCGAATACACCAGTGAAACAAGAAGCGGTTGTTGATGATGACGATGCCCTATCCTACTTTGCAAAACTCGCAGAGGAAGACTGATATTTGGAAGAACTACAGGTCAGCAGTCTTTGAGACTTTCCCTGACCTGAAGTTTGAAAAACAACATGTACACTGGACTAATAAAAAAGATGTCCATCTTACTGCTGACCTGTATTCAGGTCAGTATTTTATTAAGTCCAGACATGTTGACATCTGGGATGACAAATTAAATATTCATAATAATGTGATCTATCCCAAGACAGGGCATAACCTTCCTTGTTTTGGGATGGATCTTATGGGTTTCTTTGAGAAGAAAGTTATCATAGTATTTGATTTCCAACATCCAGTTGAAAATTATGTACTGAATGTACCACCATTACCTAAAGCAGAAGGAACCTATCGTTTCTTTGAACCAGGTAATCATTTCTCAGAGAATATATTTGTAAGGTACTGTGAAATGTCACAGGTAGATACATACTTACCAACATTCAAATATTATTTGTCACTTTATAAAGAGATGATAGAGAAAGCAAAACCTACTGGTACTGATACCAGTTTATATAAAGATTTTGATTCTTATATGATAAGACTTGATCCTATCTCAGGATACTTATCCAATGCGTTTGGTAAGGAAGAGTCAGAAAAACTAATCAAGGAATTCTTTTTTAGTTATGCGTGACATTGTAGACGATCTATCATTTGCAATCACTCAGGTGATGGAGAGTTTTCCTGATGTCAAATCATTAGAGAGTCCATTTCCTGAAGTGAAGAAGGATGACTTGATCATTACAAACAAAATGTATCAGTGTCCTTCACTCAGGAAGATGCATGTTGAGATAGCAAACTTAAAAGGACTAAAGATATTACATTCAATATTTTATCCTGATCCACATTACAATCTACCTATCTTTGGATGTGATATAGTTGCTACTGACAAGGCCATCACTGCTGCTATCGTTGATGTATCTCCTGTACATGGTGTGGATGATAGATTCTACAGTCAGATAAGAGAGATCAGTAACAACTTTACATTTAGTGAGAGAAGACCACTACCATTGTGGGCAGACGAAATCTTCTCACCCTACTGTAAGTTCATGCGTATTAGTAAGAGCATAGAGATAGCAAACTTCTATTGTATTGTTATGAATTATCTTAATGTATTCTCTAATGATATACATCATACATTAAAGGATGATCTGTGGTTTAATACTATGAAGAGATACGATGATCAGATATATTATTGTAACCAACAGAAGAAGAACGACAAGACTCGTGGTATACTAGAGAAGTTATTTGATAAGGAATGGGCTGACGAATACATAAACACAGTACTTTTTGATTTGCCATGTCTAAAAGAACCACAGGAGAAGTAGCAGGTCATCCACTATGGATGCTACCAATGATGTTAATAATATGCTTCGGTGGTATAGAAGCACTGCATACTATGGCACATCTTCATCAAGAAATAGATGTGCATGGTGTTTGCAAACGGAACAAGGAATTTATTGAGAGTCAGAATCAGGATGACGATTGGTAAACTGTCACATGGGGGTCACACGACCCCCTTTTTTATTGTATAATATGATTAGTTAAAGGAAGACAAGTGTTAGCAGAACTATTACAGTTGGCAGAAGCCACGATGGTAGCAACAACATTATCAGTTGGCCTTGTTGCTACTGGTGCTGCTGTTGTTAGTGGTACAGCACCTCCAGACCTCAGTACATTTATTACATCTGTTCAACCACCATATGAATCAGATGATAAGAGAATTTATCCAGAAGTACTAGAGGAAAAGGAGTTGATTCCACCAGATGAGAGGCTCCAACAGTAGCGATAATGATTACTTATGAGGGTCATCAGCAATGATGATCCTTTTTTTGTGCGGTTTTCTAGGTATTAGTACTTGACAAATCCTTTATGTTTCCTATATAATTATGTTACGTTACTTAACATAAGTTAATATGACTTCATCTACCACAGGTATGAAACGTTACACAACAACTGAGGAAGGAGGCAGACAGAATATGTTTGCTGCTGAACCACAGATTGAAGTGCTTGATGTTGATTACTGGACTAACGCAGAGCAAACCAATGGCCGCCTAGCGATGATTGGATTCTTTGCACTGGTACACAACTACATCCTCTTTGGAGCAGTTATACCAGGTATATTCTAAGAGATTAAGTCGAAGGTCTCTTACACCACCTGCAATAGCAGGTCACTTTCTATCCCTAATACAATCAAACGAAAGGAGTTTAAAACAATGACACCAGAAGCAGAAAAGTTTAACGGTTGGATGGCAATGATTGGATTCGTTGCTGCAACAGGTGCTTACATCACCACAGGTCAAATCATTCCAGGTATCTTCTAATGCAAGCAGATATTTTTTGGAGAGCAAACGGAAGAGCAACAATGATGTTGTTCTGGGTTGGTGTAGCGGTATACACAAAGTTAAAGTACTTTACTTAAAACTTAACAAAACTAAATAGTTATTCGTAAATATTCTCAAAGGAACACAATCAATGAGCGACTTAATAGCCGCCCAAGACAGTATATCACCTTTAACAGCCATCTTGTGGTGCTTCTACCCGATGGCTGTTTTAGTTTTGATAGAATTAATTCTTCGTGCCATTAACAATGACGATGATGACAATGATGGAGGTAAAGGAATCCGTGTCCGTCAACAGGAGATGGTTCCAGTACCAGTACCATCAGGTGCTTGACAAAATGCTAACAGGTATATATACTTATAGTATTATTACCTAGTAGAATGCCACAACTTATTTTCTTCAGTCTAATCGGAGCATACGTTTATTACAATGGAGCCATCAGTTCTCTCGTATTTCAATAACATATTAATATCTACTCCAGCAGAAGCACACGGTCTATTGGAGTTCGGATTCTTTATGGCAGTAGGAATTACCGCAGGATCTCTTGGGATAATATAGGAAAATCGAAAATTGAATACTAAAAAACCCCGAAAAATTTTCGGGGTATTTTTTTGTCTAAAAAGTCGATCAACCAGTTGCTTTTAATCTCTTATTAATATACCTACTAGACTTCTCGTACTTATTATTTCTTCTGAAGTCATCAATAAACTGAGAAGTATAAGATGGTTTCAATAGATATATTTCTCTCTTCTTTTCATTCTCTTTGGTGAACCATTCTGCTACTGATATTGCATTACAAAAAGAACTTCCAAGTTTATCCTGTACAGTTCCATTAATATTTAATTTGTGTGTAGCATTATAGAATGTTTCATCTACAATAGTACCTGCTTTGTACTGTGCTATCTCTATTGTTTCATAGTGATGTATCTCAGCAAAAGCATCATCATATTCTTTCTCTAATGTCTCGTATATTTCATGAGAAGATAAAGGCCAATCATACTGTGCGTTGATCATATTATTTGTTATAAGAATGATCCAGTCATAATGTGGGTTACCATATGCTTTGTCTGCTAATGTATCAGGTCTTTCTCCGTCCATAATACCATACTTCTGAAAGTATACGGCCAAAGAAAATACATCTTCATTCACTTTATATCTTCTGAAGAAGTTCTTTGCTATCTTAACATCAGAAGATGAGAATGGATATTTTATAGGTTTTTCATCATATCCTATGTTTGGTATATTTCTGAAGTACATTAGTAGTTATCAGCCTCCTCCTTGTATACAAGTTTTGTTTCTTGGAAGTTTAAAGTTAATTCTGTTGCAACCATACTTCCATCATGATATGTAGCATAAGTTCCATCAGGAGTGTAGTTTATATCTACTTGTGATAGAGCACACATTTTAAATTGTGGAACATCTGGATTCTCTTGTCCTCCTCTCATAAATGATACTCTAACTAGATCAGGTACTTTTATGAATCCAGCAGTTGTACCATCACCTCTTGACCATCCAAATACCTGACTTACACCAGTGCTAGGTAACATATTTCTTTTAAAGAGATTTGTTATAGATTTTATATTAACTGCTTCATCAACATTACGAGGAACTAATCTAAATTTCAATGAGAACGTTCTCATATCAATGTTCTGGAATAGTAGCTCAGCGTTTGGGTTTTGAACTACACCAGATATTCCTCCATATATATCATCATCATTTAATACATCACCACTAATTTTTTTAACACTATCTTTTATTATATTCATACCCATGTCACTAGCCAATCTATCCCACTGTTGGAATGATCTTCTTATACTTTCTACTTCCTTGTTGATAAGTCCTTGTGATCCTCTTGCTATTAGTTCTCCTCTTCCTGCTGCTCCAACGGATTTACCACCCCAGTTTGCTTTGTATCCAGTAGAGATATCATCTGGCATGTATAGCATAACAATTGGATCAGGTGTCTCAGTATATTGATCTGCTCTATTGTATACGTTTAAGACACTCTTACCTTTTTCTACATGTTCAGCCCATGCTTGTTTAAAACTTTTTTCATCAGACCAAAACCCACTTTGTTCTACATATTTGTTTTTATCAAACCAAACTCCTGACATATTTTTAGCATCCATACTACGAGCACCACCTTCTCCAACATAATCTCCTTGGTCGTGGAATGATCTTCCCCAAGGTGGTTGATACTTATAGAATTTGAATACAACGTAGTCGCTTTGATCTCTTATGGGTGGATTAGATGGATACCTAAGAGCACTACTATCAATAGTTATTTCTGGATACTGTGTCTGTGCCACAGGATTATCCTTCATGTATTGTTCAATAGCTGCTTCACGTAGCCTTTTCTTGGCTCGTTTTTCCTGTCTACTATCTTTCCAAAAGTTAATTTTTGGATATAGTTGTTCTCCTGGTGCTTTGGTAAGATTTTTAATAGTATAGTCTCCACCACTACCATCTTCATCAAATAGTTGTCCGAGATTACTCATAGTGCCATTTCTCTACTTTCTGGTGTACCATAACCTTTGACTACTCTGCGGCCTTTATATTTGTCGTAGAAGTTTTCATCGGTATCTTCCCAAACATCCTCTCGTCTGATAGGAAATTGTAACCCGTTTAGATCTCTCACAAAGTTTTCTATAGGTAATAGGACAACAGTATCCCATTCATTTATAGCAACATCAAGAAGTAATTGTTGATCAACGTGTCTAAGTAAATATTTATGCAGAGATGCCTTGGGTACATCAATTCTACCTTGTGCTAACTTAGATGCTGCAACGATTCTCTTCTTCAATGCAATGTAATGAAAGTTGATTCCCCAGAACTCTTCTTTATTTGATCTGATACAATAGACAAGGGGATAAGTATCGTAGTACCTTAGTTTCTTAATAAATTTTGGGTCTTTATATTCAAAGAGATACATATGGCCTTGGACAGCCCATCTACGTAGTTGGTTCTGATCTTGATTGATTCCAGTGTCTAATGAGTCTCTTCTTTCGTCGCGGATAAACTTGTCAAAATTCTTTTTATATTGTAGTGCTAGTTTCTGAGTAGTAGCACGATACCATTGTAATGATTTCTTTTCTCCACCTGCTTCTTGTTTTACTTTCTCGAATAGTGTATTACCACCAGTAGTTAGTGCTGCCTTTGAAATATTAGCAGACGCTTTCTTTTGTAGTTCTCCAAATCCTTGTGCCATTTTTTCATACCGCTAAATTATCCTCTGTAAATATTAAGAATTCCATCTGCCTATCTTCACAAAATCTCTTAGCAGATCTCCATTTAGCACGGTTCTTTGCGTAGGTTTTTACAGCATTACGATAGGAAGCAGTATTTTTATTTTTCGCATTAGGAGGTTTTGTTTGTTTCTTTGGTTTAATTTCTATAATATACTTAGCCGTTCCTCCTCCCTTCTCTCTAACTTTTATGTAGAAGTCAGGATAGTAACGACGTATTTTCCCATCAGGAGCATGATATGGTATTATTACCGTCTCACTTCCCCACTCTAATATATGTGAGTGGTTATCACAGTAAACCATGAACTTACGTTCCCATAAGGATCTATAGACCACATTTCTTGGATTACCACGATACTTCTGAGGATTGATGGGCCTATAAATCCCAGAGTAGGCCATAAATATAGTTGTATCATTAGTAGATATTTAGTGTGTCTGTTAGTCGTTTTATACAAAGAGTATCAAAAGACGGTGGTTTAGCGTCTAGTAATAGTTT